GTAGATGTAACCTGGACTTTATTATCACAATTTATTACAGCTACAGTAGCTTTCTATATTCGTTTTAGAGAACAATACAAACTAAGACAACAAATTAAAAAACAGTTTGAACATTATCTTGATCCTCGTCAGGTAAAAGCTTTGCAAAAAGATCCTGGACTGTTAAAGCTAGGTGGTGAGAAAAAAAGATGCACATTTTTATTTACTGACGTAAGAGGGTTTACTGCAATGAGCGAACACATGGATCCCGAACAAGTGACTCAAATTATGAATCAAGCTCTCACCATACAGTCAGACGCAGTTAAAAAATACGAAGGTATGGTAGATAAGTATATAGGGGATGCGATGATGGCTATATTTAACGCTCCTATAGATTTAGAAAATCACGAACAAGCAGCCGTAGAGTGTGCAAAAGAAATACAAAAACAATTTGCTGAATCAGATGTAGGTGTATCTATAGGTATTGGTATCAATACAGGAGAAGCAGTTATAGGCAACATGGGTAGCGATACAAGATTTGATTATAGCGCTATAGGAAGTGCCGTAAATATAGCTGCTAGATGCGAATCTAGTTGCAAGACTGTAGGCAAAGATTTAATAATTGCAGAGGAGACTGCAAAAAATTGTGGTTTTGAGCTAAAATCATTACAACCAATAGAAGTTAAAGGTATTAGTGAGCCTTTAAAAATATTTACTTTGGAGGATATATGAAAGCACTACTTAAAAACTTAGTTGGATCGGTAGCCCCAACACTAGGTACAGCATTGGGTGGACCTATGGGTGGTATGGCTGCAAACATGATTGCAGATGTATTGGGTTGTAAGAACGAACCCAAAGAAATACAGAAAGCTATAGACAATGCTACACCCGAACAAATGCTTGAGCTGAAGAAAGCTGAAGCTGAGTTTGAACTGAAGATGAAAGAACTAGAAGTGGATGTATTCAAACTAGAAGTACAAGATACACAAAACGCCAGACAGACTTTTTCTAAAGATTGGACTGCTAGAATCATAGGCATTGCTGTAGTAGGTGGATTTATGGGCTATATATTTTTAGTCACCATCCAGCCCCCCGAACAGAACTCAGAGGCTCTAATCAATTTGGTTCTCGGATACCTAGGTGGTCTGGCAAGTGCTATTATATCTTTTTACTTTGGGGCTTCTAATACACCTGGTAAAGATGACTGATATGAATATATCAAAAGAAGGATTATCTCTAATAAAAAAGTTTGAAGGATGCGAGCTTGAAGCATATCTTTGCCCAGCTGGAGTTTGGACTATAGGATATGGCCATACAAAAGATGTAAAAGAAGGGGACAAAATAAACAGAGACGAAGCTGATTATTTACTGCAAGAAGAAATGATAGAGTATGAAAGTTACATTAATGATTTTGTTGAAGTCCCTTTAGAACAAAATCAATTTGATGCACTTTGTTCTTGGGTTTATAACTTGGGACCTACAAACTTAAAAAATAGCACCATGCTTAGAGTATTAAACGAAGAGAAATACACAGACGTTCCACAAGAAATAAAACGTTGGAACAAAGCTGGTGGTGAAGTTCTTGACGGTTTAATAAAAAGAAGAGAGGCTGAAGCTAAAATGTTTGCAGGAGAAGAATGGCTGTAACTAAAATACTATTTAATCCCGGCATCAACAAAGAGTTCACTGAACTTATGGATAAAGGTGGTTGGGCTGATGGTAATTTAGTTAGATTCAGAAAAGGATTACCAGAAAAAGTTGGGGGTTGGGAAAAAACAATCAGTTCGTCTTATGCGGGCACAGGTAGAGCTATAACTGCTTGGGTTGCTCTCGATGCTACAAAGTATTTAGGATTAGGAACTACCACAAAATACTACATTCAATCAGGAACTACTTTTAATGACGTTACTCCTATAAGAAAGACAAGCACTAACTCTATAACTTTTTCAGCAACGAATGGTTCATCCACTCTTACTGTGACTGATGCTAGTCATGGTGCAGTAGCAAATGACACTGTAACCATTAGTGGTGCTGTAAGTTTAGGTGGAAATGTAACTGCTACTGTGTTGAATCAAGAGTACACAATAGATAGAGTTACAGGAACAAACACATACGAATTGACAGCTAAAGACACTTCTGGAACAACTGTAACAGCAAACGCTAGTGATAGCGGTAACGGTGGATCAGGCGTAGATGGCGTGTATCAAATAAATGTAGGTCTTGATAATTACGTTGCATCAACGGGTTGGGGTGTAGATACTTGGGGTGCTGGTGCTTGGGGATCTAGTACAGCACTTAGCGAAGTAAACCAATTAAGATTATGGTCACATGATGCTTTTGGAGAAGATTTAATAATTAATCCTAGATCTGGAAGTATTTATTATTGGGATGAAAGTAGTGGATTAACAAATCCAGCGGTAGATATTACATCTTTATCTGGCGCAAACTTAGCACCAACAAAAGGACTACAAGTATTAGTTAGTGATATTGATCGTCACGTTATAGTTTTAGGAGCAGATCCAATAGTAGGTAGTTCTAGATCTGGTTCCATAGATCCTTTATTGATAGCATTTTCTGATCAAGAAAGTATTGCTGAATGGGAGCCAACTTCTACAAATACAGCAGGATCTTTAAGATTATCATCAGGATCTCAAATAGTTGGTGGCTTGCGATCAAGACAAGAAATACTAATATGGACTGATACTGCTTTATACAGTATGCAATTCGTAGGTGCACCGTTTACTTTTGGAGTAAATTTAATTAATGAAAACGTAGGACTAATATCTCCAAATGGTGCTATCAATGCTCCTGATGCTGTGTATTGGATGGCTAGAGATGGATTTTACTCTTACTCTGGATCTGTAAGCAGACTAACGTGTTCTGTTTTAAATTATGTACTTGATGATTTTAATCAAGGTCAAGCATACAAGGTAGTAGCATTTACTAATAGAGAGTTTAACGAGGTAGGTTGGTTCTACCCTTCAGCTTCTTCCTCTGAAAACGATAGATATGTGACTTATAATTACTTAGAAGGTGCATGGAGTATAGGAGAGCTATCACGCACAGCTTGGTTAGATGATGGAATATTTGAAAAACCAAGAGCAGCAGGTAAAGACAGCTCAACAAATTATCTTTATACGCATGAAAACAGCGATGATGCAGACGGCCAGCCAATGAACAATGTATTTATTGAATCAGGTGATATTGATATAGACGATGGAGAGAAATTTGGTTTTGTGAAACGTATCATTCCTGATGTTAAGTTTTTTGGAACAAACTCTAGTGGTGGTCAAATAGACCTTGTTCTTAAAACAAGAAACTTTCCGGGAGATTCATTAACAACAAACTCTACGAATACAGTAAATGGTAGCACACAACAAAACCATGTCAGAGCTAGATCTAGACAAATGGTATTCAGAGCACAGTCTGATGACAGTTCAGCAGACGGCTTAAGAATGGGGTTTAGGTGGAGACTCGGAGCAAATAGATTTGATATAAGGCCTGATGGTAAAAGGTAATGGCAAAGCTTTTAGAGAGTAGATTACCAGTAGCCTTAAATACTGTTGACTCAGGAACATTCAATCGTTTAGTTAGAATCCTAGAAATCAACCTAGGACAGTTCGATCCCAACTCAACACCACAGTTCAATGATTCTGAAATTAGCACTTTAGCTTTTAATCAGGGTGATATAATATGGAATACGTCTATCGGTGTATTGCAAGTATATACAGGCAATCGGTGGATACAGTTACATGATCCTGTAAATGCGCAGGGTTTTGAACTGCAATCATCATTGGGTTCTGTTACGATTACCGTAGCAGGAAATACTACAATAGTAATATAATAAGATTGACAATGAAAAGTTTATCTGAAGGAAACAAAGGCATAAAAGCCCTAGCTAAAAAAAATCCAGCTCTTGTAGAGGATAGGTTCGGATACGATGTTCCCGGTTATGATATGGGTGGCATAGTGAATATTGACATTGGAAACATTGAAAGATATTTAGCAAGAAACGAAGACTTTGATTATTTAAGAGATGTATTAGGCATATCGCCTGACACTGACAATGTTGCTGCTAGTCAAATACCTGAATCAGATCGTGTAGCCATGGCCTATGGTGCACCACAAGTAGGGGATGGTAGAGGTTCTTTATATCAAGCTTTAGATTATAGAAACATAGCTCCAGGGCAAGATATATCAATTGATGCAAGAGATGAAACTCCTGCTGCTTATAGATTCTATCCAAGTGAAGTATCAAAAATATATTCAGAAGCAAAGGGTGTGCCTTTCTCACCTTTAGTTGCACCTCCTAAAGAAGCTACTTATGTAGATACTTTAGGTTCAAGACGTATACAAAGTCAGCTATATGCAAAAGATGGTACTTTTGTTGATGCTGAAGAATACCCAGAAAGAGATGAATTAGTTACAGGTCCTGGAGGAGAGCAAGGGGATAAAATACCAGCTATGTTAAGCGATGGTGAATTTGTTTTTAACGCTGCCGCAGTCAGAGGTATGGGAATTATGTCTGGTGCAAGCCCTGAAGATGAATACGAACAAAGATTGATGGGTGCTCGTAAGATGTATGAGTTTCAAAAAGAAGCCGAAGAAATGGCTAAAATGTATAAAGTATAAATAATGGGAATATTTAGCAGCAAAACAAAAGTAGGACCAGCAGCAGATGTTATAACCACGCCTCAAACTGGTTACTCTTTTGTATCTCCATACATGGAGGACTACTCTAGAAGACTATTAGCATCTTACTTTGGATCTCCGGGAGAATATGAAGGGTTAATATCTCAGCCTAAAGATATACCTATAGAACAAACAGCAGGACTTACACCATTACAAATACAAGCTCGTCAAAAAGCTGCTGGACTAGGTGGATTTCAAGAAAGTTTAGATAAAGCTAGAGGATTGTTTGGTAAAGAAGAGGCAACTGTAGATCAAGCTATGGGCTTCATACCTGAAGCTAGAAGGATGATAGACACAGGTGCAGAAACTGTAGCTGGTGGCATAGGTGCTTTGCGTAGGGGTGAAGAAACTGCTTTAGGCTCTGCTAGAATGTTTGATCCGGCTTCTGCATCTAGGTTTATGGATCCTTATGAAGATCAAGTAGTTCAACAAACTTTAGAAGATATTAATAGACAATCAGCTCAAGCAGATATTGGTCTTAGAGATAGAGCCATATCGCAAGGTGCTTTTGGTGGATCAAGAGGACGTATATCACAAGAAGAATTAGCCAGAGAGACTGGAAGAGGAGCAGCAGAGGCTGTTAGCGGAATTAGAAGCAGAGGTTTTGGTCAATCATTAGGATCTGCACAATCAGCATTTGAATCACAACAAGCTAGACAGGCTGGACTGGGTGCAATGCAAGCAGGATTAGGCGGACAACAAGCAGCTATAGGTGCACAACAAGCAGCGTTGGGTGGTCAGTTAGCTGGTCTAGGTGCAGCACAAGCTGGTCTAGGACAACAGTATGGTCAGATTGGTCAGGGTATTGCTGGACTAGGACAACAAGGACAAAGCCAGTTAGGAGCACAAATAGGACTATTAAATCAATTAGGTCAACAGGGACAGGCTACACAACAAGCGGCACTATCAAGACAATTTGCTGGAGCACAACAACTCGCTGGAGAACCATTACAAAGATTGCTCACAGGCCAACAGTTATTAGCTGGATCACCGATGGGTGGCATATCTGGAGGAACTGGTACAAGTGCTTATCAACGTTCTGTAGCCCAAGTGCCAAGCACTGGCTCTCAGGTTTTAGGAGCCATAGGTTCTATTTTCTCAAAATCAGATGCTAATTTAAAAACTAACATTAAAAAGGTTGGTGAA